AGATTTTTCTAAAGCGGCCCCGCTAGAAATTAAGAATTCACATTCGTCTACATTATCAAGTTTTCCTGAACCTCTGCTCTAATCCTTAAGATGTCTACTGAAGAAACTGCTCCTCAGACTAAGGCAATCAAGAACCAAAATGTTGTCCTCTCCTTTGAAGATGGAAAACCACCTGGTCCCGTCTCTGACTTCATGTCTTTGTTCCGCTCAAACTCTTGTGCACACACTGATACTGCTAATCAATGGATCATTGATGTTTTCCCTAACATGACTCCCATTCTCATGTACGTCATGACCAAAGCCCAACACCATTCTGAAGCTACTGACTATCGTCTCCACTCCAAGTCATCTGTCTTCACCATCTGTATGTACTACATGTCCATCATTTATGGCTACTTCTTGTTGAATGATTTACATTCCCGCCCCACTCAATCTGCCCATGCTCGCAACTGGGTTGAGAACTCTTGGAAATCCTCCTTTGCTAAGTTCCTTATGACACTTCCCGTGCCTGAATTTCTGCTTCCCATCCTTGCTCAGTTCCACCCATTCAATACCGACAGGACTAAGAATGTTTTCTTTAGTCCCTCCGCTGCTGGATTTGACCATGACCAATTCTTTGGCCGTGTCTATCCTTTGAACATGTTTGCTGTAATCCATGACTGCACTGCTACCCTCCCTGGTAATTCTACCAGAACCCAAGTCCTACAAGACCTTTTCTCAAAGGTCCTATACACTGTTAACGCCCCTGGTTTCACTTGTCTGATTCCTGATCTATTTGGTCTTACCCTCGATCAAACAGTTAACACCACTGTTAATTACATGAATTCCAGACTTTACCAAGTCTTTTCATCACTGTTTAATCCCGTGTTATTCCGCGACTCTCAGCGCCGCTCATCCCTTGCTGCACTCTCTTTCACCCCGCCTACATATACAACCAATCATATTAATGCATATGACTACATGTTTGCTGCCTATCCTGCAAATCTCCGTGAATTGCAAGTTGTCCTCCAATCCGTCTCTGCCATTATTAAAGATGTTGCTGAATGTAAGATACCCCTCGGTACCTATGTTGCTGATTATTCTTCTCCATCCATTATCCACCATGGATACTCCTCCTATGCTCTCCCAACTTGGTCCCATTCTGAGACCGAACAAAAAGTTGACCGATTTGAAAATGCTACCACTTTCAATCTCGTCACTGAAGATGCAAGAGCCCAAGATATCTGTTTTCTCCAACGCCCCACTCAAGCTATCCCACATGAACACAATGTGACTGATCTCATATTCACCGCTGCTGGCGCTCCTGATACCGACATTCCCCTGCCTGCTAATCATGCAATCGTTCGTCGATTTCCGTTCTGCCTCCGCCTTGATGCCCCTGCTGAAAATGGCTTCCCTCGCCATGACAATGAAGATTTAGTTAAGTTTTCTGATGATACCCACAGTGCCCCTGGCGTTCTAGTCCTCGATACCATCGGTGATGGTGTACTCTCTGCTCACCTCCCGACTCTCACTGGAAAAATAATCGAGTCATTTGAACTCGATGGTTCCACAATCGAAATGCCTGATGTAAGGAAATCACTCGGCATGCAAAACTGCATGTTCGCTGACTCTGCCGTCGCATATAAATATGTGCGCCCTGGCTCCTACTGGCACCCTCGCGCCGCTGGATCTACTCTTCCTCCACTGAATCGAGCTCCACCCAATTCTCGTCCCCGTCTCCCGGCTTCGTCTCTGCTCCATGATAGAACCAAAGTTATGCTGCCTCAACTCAATGTTCGGATTAATGCTGCTCTCAATGACAATGCTCTCCCTGGTCTTACCCGTGTTACGCCTGTCAATGTTGTCCGCTACACCCAATCTTTCCTTGGATTCCGCACAGTTGATAGTTCCAATAATGCTGCAAACCTCGATGCTGTCCCCGGGATGACTGAAGGTCTTCTGATGCTCTGGTCTCCCTACACATACACTCCGTATGAGTCTGGTGATTATCCATTCGCTGATCTCAGTGCTTCTAGGCACTATTATCTGACCAACCTCCGTACCATCTTTGGTACTGACTACAACTTGGTTTCAGTTAAGCATCCCTATGAAGCTTTCCCTGTCGTTTAAGCAATTACTCTCTTTCCTTTAATGCAATTTAAAGTTTTTGATGTTTAATTGGTTTCCTTTAATGACAATCGCGTGTATACTACGCGGTTCTTTTGTTTCGTTTTTCTTCTGAACTTTTTAGTTCAGCGTTTTCAACGTTGTTTTCTGTTTATGAAAAAAAAAAAAAAAAAATAAAAAAAAAAAAAAAAATAAAAAAAAAAAAAAAAAAAAAAAAAACAAAAAATAAAAAAGTTCCCT